AAAAACGTCGCTTCTTTTACCAAATGTCCCACTGGAAGCTGCTCATAGTTGAGAAATCCACCACCGCACGAACCGCGTGCGTCCCAATATGGAATGCGTCCAACGTCTCCTTCATAGCTCTCCTCAGGCAGAACCTCCTTTGTCTTGGTTGTAGGGTCGGGCAGGCCCTTCCCGGTTGCCAGCCATGTTGGATTTACGCCATAGACGTTTGCCAGGGCGACTGTCGCCACGGATTGTTCATAGGCTCCGCTTTCCAGCTGGGAAAGGGTGGGTTGCTTGATCCCAGCGAGCTTGGCCGCCTGGGCCTGGGTAAGACTGGCGGCTTTACGGGAATCCTTTAGGCGCTTGGCGAAATCGAACTTGGTCATGGTATAGGGATTCTTATATATAGTGCCATAGGATGGCCTATTGACAGGGCATAGGACATCCTATAAAGTCAGCGCATGGACTGGAAAACGATCACTCACGACCTAATCGCATCTGGCTATACCCAGGTGGCAATCGCTAAGCACGTCGGCTGCTCGCAGCCCACCATCGCGCTACTCGCGTCGGGTGCTCAGCGGGATCTGCGCTGGACGTATGGCGAGCGTCTTCGTCAGCTTCACAAGCGCGTCAAGGCGCGCCAGCAACGAGCGGAGTCCGCTCAATGAACCACCCCATACCCCTCAACTCCCTGGCTCATCCGGGCCTCGTCTTGCTCGCAGCAGAGCCTACGAAAGATGTCCATCACGGCGCTTTCGCTGGGCTCGTCAAAGGCGCGCAGGGCGATGTCTTGGGCTTGGGTCAGCAGGGTTTCGGTTTCAGTCACGTTCTTTTTCTCTCATTGATAGGTAGTACACGATGAGTACCCAACCAGTATCCCCAACCAAGCTTGAAAACACCCGCAAGATCGGTGCACGTATTCATGGCGAGGTTTTGCGCCGGCTTGCAGAGGTCACACAAGACCTTGCAGCCGAATTCATGGGGACTTCCGCCAGCACCGTCAGCCGCGCTAAGGGTGACCTTGAACAGGTCTGCCATCTGCTGGCTGCAATTGGCCTGCAGATCGCTCCTGTTGATTCCGTAGTGGTCAGCCGCGACGACATGCACGCGCTGGAACGCATGGCCTACAAGTACCTGCAAACCCGTATCGAGACGGACGGCGGGGGCTACTGACATGAACAAGCCGCGTATTCGTGTCACTCCTGCCACGCGCCAGATGCTCATCCAGGCAATCCTGAACGCGCCTGATGGTCACTACGTGGCTATCCAGGAGCCGAATCGCAGCCTGAACCAAAACGCCAAGCTCCATGCCTTGTGCGGAGATATCGCGGCGCAAATGAAGTGGATGGACCGCAAGCTGGGCGTTGAAGACTGGAAGCGCCTCCTGGTCGATTCCTGGATGCGCGAGACGAACCGCATGCAGCTGGTGCCGTCGCTGGACGGGAAGGGCGTTGTAGCCCTTGGTCAGCAAACGCGCTCTTTGGGCGTCAAGGACATGGCTGACCTCATTGAAAGCATTCAGGCGTTCGGAGCCATGAACGGTGTTCAGTGGTCCGATGATCCTCACATCCCGGGGTGGGTATGAACTTCTTCAAGATCAAGCGCCTGCGCTCGGAAAAGCACCGCCGCAACGTGGCAAGCCTGGATTGCGTCATCTGTGGCGCTGGCGCCCCTACTCAATGCGCTCATGCCAACTTTGGCAAGGGCTTGGCATTGAAGGCTTGCGACTCACAGACGTTCGCAGCCTGCCCGCGCTGCCATCGTCTGCATGACAGCAGCGGTATTACCAAAGAGACGCGCAGGAAGCTTGAGGTTCAGTACGTAGACCGTACCCGCGCTGAATTGATTTCTCGCGGCCTATGGCCTGCCTCTGTTGAGCAAGCCTACAAGGTCGCCTATGAGCCGATGTGGAGGGCAGCAAATGCGTGACTACGGCAAAGTCTCGCCCCAATTCTGGATCGGCGAAACCGGGAAGAAGTTGCGTAAGGCAGGTGCTGAGGCCCAGGTGGTTTCGCTGTACCTAATGACCTGCTCGCACTCCAACATGATCGGGCTGTATTACCTGCCGGTTATGTACATCGCCCATGAGACCGGATTGGGCATGGAAGGGGCTTTGAAGGGGCTTCAAAGGGCCTCCGAAGCTGGATTTTGCCACTACGACGAGGCTTCTGAGGTGGTTTGGGTAGTCGAAATGGCTAAGTTCCAGATCGATGCGGAGTTGGCAGCGGCTGATAAGCGGTGCAAGGGGGTGCAAAACGAATATGACGCACAGCCCGAGAACCCTTATTTGGCGCGGTTCTTCGATCGATACGGTGCTGCTTATCACATGACCAAAAAGAGGGGTGCAAACGGCGTCCAGGCAAGCCCCTCTGAAGCCCCTTCGGAGGCCCTTGGAAGCCAAGAGCAAGAACAGGAGCAAGAACAAGAGCAAGAACAAGAAAAGAATACCAACCCTAACGGGTTGGTTGTCGTCAGCCGAGCTGACAACGTTCCGCCTTGCCCGCATCAGGAAATCATCGCTCTGTACCACCAGATCCTGCCTACCTCGCCTGCTATCCGTGACTGGACACCTGCACGCCAAGACCATCTGCGAACCCGTTGGAAAGAGGACAAGGAGCGCCAGAACCTGGAGTGGTGGGAGCGGTTTTTCCAGTACATCGCCACGTCTGCTTTCCTGACTGGCAAAGCCACTAGCGCCGGCCGCAAGCCGTTTTGCCCTGGTCTGGAGTGGATTTGCAAGGCTGAAAACTTTACGAAGATCCGTGAAGGCCGATACGAGGACATGGCAGCATGAGCAACCACCGAGTTCCCCCGCACAACCTGAACGCCGAACAAGCGGTCATAGGCGGTCTGCTGCTGGACAACGGCGCGATTGACCGGATGGGCGACCTGAAGGCCGAAGCGTTTTACCGCGTCGAGAACCGCGATGCCTACGAGCAGATTACCCGGCTGCTGATGGCGGGCAAGCCTGCCGACGTGATTACCGTTTCGGACGCGCTGCGCCAGGCTGGTAGCGATGTCGGTTTGCCGTACCTGAACGAAATTGCCACGTCGGTGCCCAGCGCTGCGAACATCGGCCGCTACGCCGAAATCGTCCGCGAGAAGGCGCTGATGCGTGGCTTGCTGGCAGCTTCGATGAGGGTAGGCGACTTGGTGGCTGAAGGCGAGCAACCTGCCGCGCAATTGCTGGATGCCGCTCAAGCCGAGTTTGGCAAGCTGGCCGAGACCACTGTGCGCCGCGAGCCGGTGAGCATCCAGGAAGCCATGGGGCGGTACTTGGACGCGCTGGACAGTAGGTTTCACGGCGAGGGAAAGAACCCTGGCATCAAGACGGGCCTGGATGACCTGGACGAGATCCTGAATGGCGGCATTCGTCGAGGCGCGTTGGTCACCATCGGCGCCCGCCCCGGGATGGGTAAGTCGGCACTTGGCGAAACCATCGCCTGCAATGCATCGGAAGCTGGCTACTCGGTTTTCTTCTGGTCCGGGGAAATGCCGGAGTCGGAAGTGACCGAGCGGGCGGTGGCGAACTGGGGCCGTGTTCCGTCTACCGTTCTTGCGAATGCTGAGAAACGGATGACCCAGGAACACTGGGGAGGCGTCACAAGGGCCGTAGAACGCTCTGCAAGCGCAAAACTCTACGTGGACGACCAACCAGCCCTATCCCTGCTAGAAATCGTCACCAAGGCCCGCTACGTTAAGCGCAGGCATGGTCTTGATCTGGTGGTAGTCGACTACCTGCAGTTGATGGCAGGTGGAGAGGAAAAGCGCTACCAGCAGATCGAAGCGATCACCAAGGGCCTGAAGACGCTGGCCAAGACGCTGAACATCGCTGTCATCGCGCTTAGCCAGTTCAGCCGGGAAATCGAGAAGCGCCTTAACCCGCGCCCGAAATCGTCCGACTTCCGGGATGGTGGATCCATCGAACAAGACAGCGACATCCTGATCGGTCTGTACCGGGATGAGCAGGAAAACCCGGATTCGGATTTGAAGGGCTACGCCGAACTGCACGTCATGAAGAACCGGCAGGGCAAGAACGGGAAGATCAACCTTGCGTACTTGGGCGAGTTCATGCGGTTTGAAAACTTCATTGGGGTGGTGCCTGAACAACAGATCCGCCCGCCGATTCGTCGTAAGGGGTTCGACTGATGAGCGGATTCACCTACCAAGAGCGCAAGCAGTTGCGTGCCAAGTACGCCAGGTTGGCGCAAGAAGGCAGAGGCGCCTGGTTCCGTGGTGACCCATACGAGGTGTGGGATTGGGGCATGGCATTTACGCCAATTGAAGCAGCAGTGTGGAGCGACATTCGAGGCGCTGGCCTGGATCTGTGGCCCCAACTCCCTGTTGGTCGGTACTTCGTGGATTTTGGGAACCCGATTGCGCGCGTAGCCATTGAATGCGACGGGAAGGACTTCCACGACGAGCGACACGATTCTCTGCGGGATCTGGAGTTGTCGCGGAGTGGCTGGCGAGTTTGGCGCATTCCTGGCGGGGCTTGCCTGCAAGAGGCTAGGGACTGCCCGGAGTTGCGCCAAGTATTGGAAGAAGTTGGGACGGCATTGGAGTACGTGGCCAAGCGGCCTTTCACTGAGGACAAATCATGACCAAGCGGAAAGATGCAAAGGCGCTGACACTCGCAGCATTGCGCCAGAAGGACAACCAAACTATCGCTGACATAGCGGAGATGACGCATATCAGCAGGGAGGCGGTACGGCTTGCGCTGCGCAGGCTCGTCGCTCACGGGTACGCGCACAAAACGCACGAGGTACGCAAGTTCACGAACTACGAAAGCCACATCTTCGCGCTGGGGAGCGGGGAGCCTGAGGACGAGCCGGAAGAGCCGATCATGCACGTTCGGGAGCGCACGAAGGCCATCGAAGATACGGCCAGGACCATCCAAGGCCTACGCTCTCAATTCATTCCGGGCCTATTTGATCCCTTCCGCGTGCTGCGGGCGCAGGTAGGTGCGGCATGAAGCAAATGGACGTAGCACTGGATCCAATGGCTGGCACGTCGCGGCGCGTGGTGGGCACGCTCGCCATAGATCCGGGGCCGACTGAATCCGGCTGGTGCGTGATGTTGGGAGGAGACCTGATTCATTCGGGGGTGATGCCCAACCAGGAATTGCTGGAATACATCCAACGAAAGCACTTCGAGATCAATCGGCAGCAGCTCGCTATCGAGATGATTGCCAGCTACGGAATGGCGGTCGGGCGCGAGGTGTTCGAAACGTGCCTTTGGGTCGGGAGATTCGTCCAGGCTTGGCACGATCCGGAATCCGTGCGCCTCGTGTATTGCAAGGACGTGAAGATGCATCTTTGCGGAACCACCAAGGCGAAAGACGCCAACGTCCGCCAAGCCATCATCGATCTGTATCCCGCATCTGGTGGAGGTGCTACGCCCCAAATCGGCATCAAAACCAAACCTGGGCCTCTGTATGGGGTTTCCAGCCACGCATGGCCCGCTATTGGCGTGGCCCTCACAGTTCAAGCCCAAGGAATGCAAGCATGAAACAAGGCGTCCCACCCAGCGATATCAAGCCCATCCAGGCCCGTCCCTACACCCTAAGCATGCAAATGCGCCAGATAGCAGAGAGAGCCAAGTACCAGCCCAGGCTGGCTACGATGTCGAGCAACGTGTCTAACTTCCGGCATATGGGGGAGTGATGCGTACCAACCTGGAAATCCTGCTGTCCGACTGGGGCCATCGCCAAGACATCCGCAAGGATCGTGCGTTGGGCTACCCCACCGCCGCCGCATTCTCCAAAGAGCGCGTAGACCACGACGGATGGGGATACAGCGGTCCGGAGGCATGTGCAGCGGATGGGGACATGCTGCGCATCGACGACGCCATCAATCATCTGCACCCAGACATGCGCGTGGTCATCACTGCTCACTATGTGTGGGCTGGGCCAGTCAAGACGAAAGCAGATCGGCTGCGGATAGAGAAGCGCGTGTACTACTTCGCTCTGGAGCATGCGCACAAACAACTGTCGCAGGCTATGGGGGGTGTGTACACAACGGGATACGAGCCTAAATTGTGTACACACCTTGAGCAAGTGTGTACATGAAAGTAGAGTGATATGTGCAGGCTGTGTAGCTGTCACTACAGAGTTTGCACCTACGCCCTCCGCGAGAAATCGCCGGGGGCTTTTTCATTTCCGCGAGTATCAGACTGCCGCCTCGGGAACGCGCTTCAACCCCCCCATGGTCACTGTCCCAAGGCGCATACCTTGCAGGCGGCAGCCTAATACTCGCGCTATAGCGAGGCAACCATGAGCAAACCTGATGGATGCACTGCAGAACTCTTGCCTGGGATGATTGAAGGGCATGACTATTTCGTAGTGCGCGGTGAAGACATGCCGGACGGCATGATCGCAGTAGTAATGAAGCCTGCTGGAAAGTACACGGCCAGCGATGCAATCGAGGCAGCGCGGAGGCTTTATGGCCGCCCGTCTTAACAAACGCCACCAGGATTTCGTACGCGACAAAATCCAGGCCAGTCAGCTTATCAATGTGCTGCAAAATCATGCACTTGGGCTGACTGAGACGGAATTGACACCTACTCGCCTGAAGGCGATTGAGATCCTGCTCAAGAAGAGCGTGCCTGACCTTAGCCAAGTGGCGCACACGGGTGAGGAGGGCGGTCCTGTCGAGACCATCACGCGCATTGAATTGGCGGCGATGGGTGACAACGGTACGGATTGAACTCCCCAAGAAGCTGATCCCTGTCTTCCAGGGTGAGGCCGACGTTAGGGGGGCATACGGTGGGCGAGGGTCAGCAAAGACCCGCAGCTTTGCCAAGATGGTTGCTGTGCGTGGCTACATGTACGGCAAGATGGGACTGAGGGGGCAGCTGTTATGTGCCCGTCAGTTCATGAACTCGCTTGAGGACTCCAGCCTGGAGGAATGCAAGCGGGCCATCGAAGACGAGCCATGGCTTGCCGCGTATTACGAGATAGGCGAGAAGTATATCAAGTCCAGGGACGGGCGCATCAACTTTTCGTTTGCTGGGCTGGATCGCAATATCTCCAGCGTGAAGTCCAAGGGCCGCATTCTCCTATGCTGGGTGGATGAGTCAGAGGACGTCAGCGATTACTCGTGGATGGTCCTGATCCCCACGCTGCGTGAAGAGGGAGAAGACTGGAACGCTGAGCTTTGGGTGACATGGAACCCACGGCGCAAGGGCAGCCCGACCGATATCCGTTTCCGCAAGACCAAGGATGCGCGATACAAGGTCGTGCAGCTGAATTGGCGAGACAACCCTAAGTTCCCTGCAAAGCTTGAGCGTGAACGCCTACGGGATCTGGAGAACAGGCCAGACGAATACGACCACATCTGGGAAGGAGCCTACGGCAACCTGGCTGGGTCGATCCTCGGTAAGTGGGTAGGGCAGGCAGAGCGGGAAGGGCGGGTGTCGGATGACATCGTGTTTGATCCCCAGGGCGCGCCAATCGAGGTATCGAGCGATCTTGGTTTCAGGGATACAGCGTCGTGGTGGTACTGGCAGCGCCTGCCGGGTGGGTTCAACCTGCTGAAGTACGAGGGTGACTCAGGACTGGATGCTGACGACTGGATCCCAAGGATTCAGGAGAGCGTGCTAGACCTGGGCGCCTCTGGAGTGGGGAAGATATGGCTACCCCATGATGCTCGCGCAAAGACATTCCAGAGCAAGCACACGACGATAGAGAAATTCCTGGCTGGATTTGGTGCGGGGAAGGTCGCTGTGGTGCCACAGACGCGAAAATCGGACCAGGTTAGCGCGGCGCGAGCGGTGCTACCTAAGTGCGCCTTCAACAAGGATCTATGCGAGTCGGGCTTAGACGGCCTGCGAGCATGGGAGTTTGAATACAACGAGGACACGGGTGTTTTCTCCCGTGAGCCTATCCACAACTGGGCCTCTCACCCGTCCGATGCGTTCGTATACGGCGCACAGGTGATGGCAGAAGCCAAAGAACCTGAGAAAGAAGAATCCGCCAAGTACCCGGTCAAGGGTGTTGGCGGTCGCATCGTCACGGCCACGCTAGACGAGCTTTGGGCGCAGACGCCCGCCCGGACCGAAAGGATTTGAAATGGCGCTATTCCCTGTAGTGGACGGAAAGGTCAAGTTTGGGTGGACTGACCAACCTACGCGTGTTGGCCACAACGGCTTTATCCAAGAGGGTGACGCAGCATTTGCGGCCAACCTGCCGGTCATGGCCGATTACGACATGACGATTGTTCGCTTCTCCCAGGCGGTGCCGACTGACGGCAATGGTTCTGTCGTGCTTACGGACGCTACTGCAGGCCTTCCTGATGGCACTCAGTGGTGCAATGGCCTGCCGATCCATACGAAGGGCCTGTGCACGTCCACGGCTCCTGTAGCCACGTACAGCAATGGCATCCCCATGTCGCAACTCGGGGGCATCTGTGTCTGAGCAAGTGGAGAAGGCCGCCGAATCCACGGTTGATATCGCCCGGCGCTGGCGGATCGAGCTTGACCTAGCCAAGCGTGGCGACGAGAAGTGGATAAATCGCGGTAAGAAGATCGTCAAGCGCTATCGGGATGAGCGCGCCGGCACGACTGGCGGCAATCGCTACAACATCCTCTGGTCGAACGTGCAGACGATCCTGCCAGCCATCTACGCCAAAGCTCCGAAGGCTGAGGCTGTGCGGCGGAACAAGGACAACGATCCGGCTGCCCGGTGCGCTGCCGAGATCCTTGAGCGCGCGTTGCAGTACGAGATCGACCATTACCCCGACTTCGACGAAGCCATGCGCAACGCAGTGCAGGATCGTCTATTGCCGGGCCGTGGTGTGGCGTGGGTTCGCTACGAGCAGAAAGAAATCGCGGTAGCAGAGGGCGCGGAGCCTTCTCAGTACGAGGTCAAGGACTGCTCGGCGGTGGATTATGTGTACTGGGAAGACTTTCGCTGCTCCCCGGCGCGAGTGTGGGGTGAAGTGACGTGGGTGGCTCGGCGTGTGTACATGGCCCGTGACGAGGTGAAGGCGCGTTTTGGCGACTTCCTTGCACAACAGGGTAAGCGCGCTGCCGACGTTCCGCTGACCCATGTCCCCATTGGTCTGGACCAGATGAAGGACCAGGGCGCAACGTATGGCGACACCGAAGCCATGAAGAAGGCCGAGGTGTGGGAACTATGGGACAAGAAGACAAAGGCCGTCTATTGGACTGCCACGGGCTTTGATGACCTGCTGGATGTTCGTGAAGACCCTTACGGGCTTGACGAATTCTGGCCGTGTCCGAAACCGCTGTTTGCCACGCAGACGAGCGACACGCTGGCGCCAGTTCCTGATTACGCTCTATACCAGGACCAAGCGAGCGAACTGGACATGCTGACTCAGCGCATCGGGCGCCTGACGCAGGCTGTCAAGGTGGTTGGCGTGTATGACGCGAGCGCAACCGGTGTCCAGCGAATGCTGCAAGAAGGCGTGGACAACACTCTTATCCCGGTGGATACCTGGGCGGCATTCGCTGAGAAAGGCGGCATCAAGGGCACCGTTGACTGGCTGCCTCTGGATCAGGTCATCAAGGCGCTGAACGAGTGCTACATGGCGCGGGAGCAGTGCAAGCAGGTTATCTATGAGATTACTGGCATCTCCGACATCATCCGGGGGGCCACTGAAGCGAGCGAGACGGCGACGGCGCAGAACATCAAGCGCCAGTTTGGGTCACTTCGCCTGCGTCCTCGTCAGCAGGACGTGGCCATGTTCGCCAGCGAGATCCTGCGAATCAAAGCGCAGCTGATGATGGACATCTACAGTCCAGAATCGCTGATTGCCATGTCCGGGATCATGGATACGTATGACGCACAGTACGTGCAGCAGGCGATCATGCTGATGAAGTCTGAGCCGATGCGCGCTTACCGCGTAGAAGTGGCTGCAGATTCGTTGATTGAGCTGGATCAGGAGCAAGAGAAGGCATCGCGCACCGAGTTCCTGGGCGCTGCTAGCAACTTCCTGCGCCAAGCGGTCCCAGCTGCCCAGCAATCGCCAGAAATGGCCCCGCTCTTGGGCGAAATGCTCATGTTTGGCGTGCGGGCATTCAAGGGCGGTCGTGAGATGGAGGCGGCGTTCCAGAAGTTTGTCGACCAGATGAGCCAGCCCAAGCCGCAGCAGCCTGACCCGGAACAGATGAAGATCCAGGCCGAGGCCCAGCAGAAGCAAATGCAGATGCAGGCGGATATGCAGATCGAGCAAGCCAAGCTAGCTGCGCAGACCGAAGCCGACCGGGCCAAGCTCATGGCAGAAATGCAGGTTGAGCAGGCGCGCATGAACATGCAGGCCCAGGTAGACATTAATCGCCAGCGCGCTGAGGCTGAGCAACACGCCATGAAGATCCGCCAGGAAGCGGAGTTGCAGGCGCTCAAGGACCAGATGGCCCAGCAGCAGGCCATGCACGACATGGCATTCGCGCGCTGGAAGGCTGAGCTTGATGCTGCTACCAAGATCGAGGTCGCGAACATCGGTGCCAAGGCCAAGGTTGACAACGAGGCTACTCAGGCAGCAACGAGGGAGATCAAGTCCGAGGTGACGCAGTGAGAACGCGCTACATCCAGGATCCGGTGACGCTCAAGCTTGTCCCCGCCGAGGAATATGAATGCCAAAGACCAGCTGGCCCAATGGTGATGGGTGACATCCAGCCGTATAAGTCCATGGCGACGGGCGAAATGATCATGGGGCGCCGCCAGCACCGCGAACATCTGCGGGAGCATCGTTTGATCGAGATCGGCAACGAGAGGCCGGTCCAGCGCAGTGCAGGGCCAGACCCGAGTATCCGAAAAACCCTAGTAGATGCCGTTCGGCGCTACAGCTAACCAACCGCCTCCGGGCGGTTTTTTATTGCCCCAAGGAAATCCATGGAAAACCCACCGGACGACCTGCACAGCGCACTGAACGACGCGTTTACGCAGGCTGAAGCACAAGATAAGCCTGTTGAGGCGGTCGTAGAGAGGCCCGCTGATGACCGCGTGCGGGATGAGGCAGGGCGGTTTGCCGCGAAGGCTGAGCCGGTTGAGCCGGCCGCGCCTATCGAGGCTGCTCAGCCCAATGTGGAGGTCGCCCCGCCTCGCAAGGCGCCGTCCAGTTGGAAGCCTGATGCGCAGGCTGCATACCTCAAGGCAGAAGCGGGCGAGCCGCTGACGCCTGCCGAGGTGAAACTTCTGACGGAAGAGGCCAACCGGCGCGAAAGTGATTACCACAAGGGCATTGAGCAATACAAGACGCATGCTCATGAAGCGCAGGCGTACCAGCGCGTGGTCGAGCCGTACATGCAGACGATCCGTAGCCTGGGCGTGGATGCCCCTACGGCGATTGCCAAGCTGTTCCAGGCTGATCATACGTTGCGCTACTCGGACCCGGCCACGAAGGCTCGGTTCCTGGGGCAACTGGCGCAGGAATACGGGGTGGATATCGGTCAGGTCGTGAATGCGCCGCCGGTCGATCCGAACATGCAGTACCTGCAGCAACAGTTGCAGCAGCAACAGCAACAGATTCAGCAGTTCCACCAACAGCAGGAGATGCGCGAACAGGCCGGGTTTCAGTCTGAAATCCAGCGGTTCGCGGCTGATCCTGCCCACACCCATTTTGAGGCGGTCAAAGAGGAGATGGCGCTTTTGCTGCAAACCGGCAAAGCCCAAGACCTCAAGTCCGCTTACGACACGGCTGTATGGATGCGTGCCGACATCAGGCAATCCCTGGTTGAGCAGCAACGCGCCGAGGCCCAACGCGCAGCAACTGAACAAGCCCAAGCCACGCGAGCGAAATCCGCCGCAGTGAGCGTGAAGGGTAGTTCTCCCGCTGGTGCTGGGGTTCAGCCCGTTAAGGGGTCGCTCCGAGAGCAATTGGACGCGGCTTTTTCCGAAGCTACTTGATTAGGACATCATCATGCCTACTTTCGCCAACCTGAGCGATATCATCGCCACCACGATCCAGAGTCGCTCTGGCGTGCTGGCGGACAGCGTTACCAACAACAACGCCCTCCTGTACCGCCTTCGCCAGCGCGGTAACGTCAAGCCCGTCTCGGGCGGCAACGTGATCTTGCAGGAGCTGATGTACAACGACCCGAACACGATGAACGCCGGTTCGTACTCCGGCTACGACGTGATCGACATCACTCCGAACAGCCCCATTTCGGCGGCTCAGTACGACCTGAAGCAGTACGCGGCCGCTGTGACCATCTCGGGCCTGGAACAACTCCAGAACTCGGGCAAAGAGCAGATCATCGACCTGCTGGAAAGTCGTATCCAGGTCGCCGAGGCTCAGCTGATGAACCAGATCAGCGCTGGCATCTACTCGGACGGCACGGGCAACGGCGGCAAGAACATCACGGGTCTGCAGGCTGCCATCTCTACGTCCCCGGCGACGGGTACGTATGGTGGTATCAACCGGGCTACGTGGTCGTTCTGGCGCAACGTGGCCTTCTCCGCTGTGACCAACGGCGGCGCCGCTGTCACGTCGGCCAACATCCAGTCGTACATGAACCGCGTTGCGGTTCAACTGGTTCGCGGCACCGACCGTCCCGACATGATCGTGGCGGACAACAACTACTACCGCGCTTACCTGGAATCGCTCCAGGCAATCCAGCGCGTGACTTCGGAAGACAGCGCGGCTGCTGGTTTCACGTCCCTGAAGTACCTGGGCGCGGGCTTGAACTGCGATGTGTTCCTGGACGGCGGCATTGGCGGGGCGATCCCGACCAACACGATGTACTTCATCAACACGAAGTACCTGTTCTTCCGCCCGCACCGTGACCGCAACTTCGTTCCCATCGGCGGCGACCGTCAATCGGTCAACCAGGATGCTCTGGTTCGTCTGATCGGCTGGGCCGGCAATCTCACCACCTCTGGCGCCCAGTTCCAGGGCGTTCTGACCGCCTAAGGAGAAAGAAATGGCTGCTCCGTTTACTACTACCCCCAAGGTTGGGGTGGATCTCAACACGATCTACCTCGCCGCCGACATCGCGAACGGCATTTCTCGTCCGAAGTTGGGCGACCAGGTCTGGACGACTGACGGCAAGCGCTCAGTGTTTGCCCAGGCTAACGCCAGCATCCCGGCCAGCACGGCCGTGTGCACAGTCAACGCGACGACGTTCCTGGCTACGGCTTCGGGCGGCGCTTACCTGTCGCCTGCATTCGCCATGAACACGGGCGACCAGGCCTGGTTTGACGCCGCTTCGGTCTAAGGGGAAGCATATGCCCGCTATCCCTACCCGACTGATGGGAACGGGCAGTTCCTGGCCTTCTGCGTTGGCGATCTGCGGCGGTGTGGCTAATACCCTCACCGCTGCCGGTACGACCAACGCGAATGCCTTGGGGCTGTCCGCCGAAATCAACGTTGTCACCACCACCGCAGCCAGCACGGGCGTTCGCCTGATGCCGGTAGAGGTCGGCGCGTCCGTCCTCGTTGCTAACCAGGGCGCGAATGCCCTACTGGTCTATCCCGGTACGGGCGTGCAGATCGACGCCTTGACCGCGACGACTGGCGGGTTTTCTGTCCCTGCTGGCAAGAGCGCCACGTTCTATGGCGTTTCCAGTACCCAGTGGATTTCCCAACTGGGCGCGTAACCAGGGAGGGGCTACGGCCCCTTTCTCTTTTCTCCATCTGAGGCAAACCCTCAAGGAAAACACATGAACCCCATCCAAGAAGACCAAATGTTTGTCGAGTTCTATTCGGACGCCGTGGAATTGACCCACGAAACCGAGAAGGCAGGCCACCCGATTTACGCAGAAATGGCACACGTGAAGATCATGATTCCTGGTGATCCGCACAACATCATTGAGCGTAGGGCCACGGACGCCGACAAGCAGAAGTATCCGAAGGCATGGGCGCGCTTTGAGCGTATGGAAGCGGCGGGCCAGGAAGGCATGCCGTTGGAACAGTGGCCGCAGATCAATCGTGCCCAAGTCAAGGAAGCGAAGTACTTCGAGGTTCACACCGTGGAAGCGATGTCGGGCCTTTCGGACTCGCATTGCGCCAAGATGGGTATGGGTTTCACCGAACTGCGCACGAAGGCTAAGGCCTATCTGACGGCGGCCAAGGACACAGCTGCGGCGACGGCTCAAGCGGTCGAGAACGAGCAACTGAAATCCATGATTGCCGATCTGCAGGCCCAGATCAAAGAAATCGGCAAGCGCGGCCCTGGTCGTCCGCCGAAGGAAACCGCTGAGGCATGAATATGACCCTCCTTCAACTGATCCGGCAGGCGTGCCAGGAAATGGCTTTAGGCGTCCCGACTGCTGTAGTGTCGTCGCAAGACCCTCAGGTCATCCAGATGTACGCGCTGCTGAATCGGTTTGGGGGGGATCTTTGCCGCCAGGATGATTGGAGACGCCTAGATCGGGAGCACATCCTGATTACCGTGGCGCAGACGATCAGCACCACGATGACGCTGGATAGCGCTGTGCTGACGGTTCCGTCGACCGCAGGGCTTTCGGTCAACTGGGGCATCGACGGGACCGGCATCCAGCCTTTCGCGCAAATCGTATCCATTGACTCACCTACCCAAGTGACGATGAACATGCCTGCGCTTGAAACAGGCACGTTTGACCTGAATTTTGCTCAGGTGCAGTACCCGTTACCGTCCGACTGGAAGAAGCAGATCCCGCAGACCGAGTGGGACCGTACCAACCGATGGCCGTTGCTAGGTCCGCAATCCGCGCAGGGCTGGCAATCGTTCAAGTCCGGTATTGTCTACGCTGGCCCGCGTGAGCGATTCCGCCTTCTGGGAAACACCATTGCGCTTAATCCGCCGCCTCCTAATGGCCTGGTGCTGGCATTCGAATACATCAGCAACGCCTTCGTGGTGGCTGCGGATGGTACGACTCATAAGTCATCGTTCACCGCAGACGACGATACGTGCCTCTTTGACGATTCGCTGATGGTGGAGGGCCTTAAGGTCGCGTTCAAGCAGGCCAAGGGGCTGGATGTCTCGTTTGAGCTTTCGCGCTTCAACATTCTGCTTGAACAGTGCAAAGCGCAGGATCGATCCGCGCCGAAGCTCAATCTTTCGCCAGCGGATATTTCGATTCTCCTGACGACGCAAAATATCCCGGACGGGAATTGGCCGGGCAACTGACATGTTGAATCGTCGGATTGGATACCAGACGGCCGGTTCGGTGCCCCTGCCGGCCCCGGTTGGGGGCTTGAACGACCGAGACCCGTTAGCGGCGATGCCGGTAACCGATGCGGTCATCCTCGAAAACTGGTGGCCGCTGCCATCCCGCCTTCGCGTTCGGAATGGTTATTCGCCTTGGGCAACGGGGTTCTCTACTGCCGTAGAGACTATTGTCGAGTATTCACCTCCTAACGGCCTGAATCGCCTGTTCGCAGCTTCAGGAGGTTCGATCTTCGATATCACAACGGCGGGGCCTATTGGTACGCCTGTCGTTACGGGGAAAACCAACAATCGCTGGCAAGAAGTGTCTGCTTCAACGCCCGGCGGAAATTTCTTGTACCTCTTTAACGGTCAAGACGAACCGCAGCTCTACAACGGCACGACATGGCAGGCAGTGAATGCCGGCTCTAGCCCGATTGCCATCACTGGTATTGCGACAACGTCGCTTGTACAAGGATGCGTATTCAAGAACCGCCTGTTCATGACTGAGCGCGATTCGATGCGGGTATGGTATCTGCCGGTAGCGAGCGTGGGAGGCGCAGCGCAAAGCATCGATTTTGGTGCGATTTTCCAGCGCGGCGGCTGGGTTGTCGGTATGTACACCTGGACAATCGACGCAGGCAGTGGTGCAGATGACCACGCCGTATTTCTTTCAAGTAACGGTGAAGTCGCCGTGTATTCGGGCACGGACCCGTCCAGCGCCTCGGCGTGGTCGCTGATAGGCTTGTTCTATCTTGGGGTTCCTATTGGCCGCCGATGCGCAGTCAAATACGGCGGCGATCTTTTGATCATGTGTGAGCGTGGGGTGATGCCTCTGGGGAAGTCTCTTCTCTCCAGTTCGGTTGACCGGCGCGCGGCTATCTCTGACAAGATCCAGAACAGTGTCAATGATGCGGTGGCGGCTTACCGCAACAACTTTGGATGGGAGCTGTGCGTCTTCCCAGAGCAAAACGCGCTGCTGCTGAACGTGCCGCAGGGGATGGGTTCGAACTTTCAGTTCGCCATGAACAGTCTCACGGGCGCATGGGCGAAATTTACTGGATGGTCGGCAAACACTATCAAGAATACGTCACTCGGGTTGTATTTCGGGGATGCGACCACGGTAAAGCGTGCCTGGGTTGGAAACGTTGATGGCACGGCGATGATCGTTGCGGATGGCCTTCAGTCGTTCCAGGACTTCGGCACGCAGGCGAAGAACAAATATTTCACGATGGTGCGGCCTTATATCCAATCAAACGGGCGCCCATCTATTCTCTATGGCATCAACGGAGACTACCTGCCGTCCGCCCCGGTTGGTGTCCTGACCTACTCGCCGCCTGGTGGAATGGTCTGGGGTTCGATGGTCTGGGGTTCGATGGTCTGGGGGGGGGCGTTCCAACAATTGTCGAATTGGAACACTGTCGGAGGTATTTACCAGTCGGCAGCTCTTCGGTTGATCGTACAGAGCAACTCGTCCGATGTTGAATGGGCCTCCACCAGCTTTGTATTCCAGCCAGGGGGGCTGCTTTGAAGATTTACACCCTGGACAACTACACCTGGGTGACGTTTGACGAAGACGTGGTGGGGCCGTGGGTCTGCGAAAGAGCGGGTGGCCAGTATCAGCCGGGCCGGTTCAAGGCCATCGGCCGTGTCAAGGACGGAAATCTGATCGCCGGGGTGCTGTACGAGGATACGAACGGGGTGAATGTGTTCTGTCATATCGCTGGTGAAGGACGTTGGGCAAATAGGCACTTCCTATGGTTGATCTTTCACTACCCCTTCATCCAACTCGGGCTGAACAGAATTACGACGGTGATTGAACCTCAAAACACGATTAGCCAGGAGTTCACGCAGCGCCTTGGCTTTGAAGTCGAAGCGAAGTTGAAGGACTCACACCCTGCGGGGGACTTGTGGGTACTGCGTATGTTCAAACGTGATTGCCGCTGGCTGGAAAAGAAATCATGAGATATTCGTCGCACGACATCCCTGACCTGCCAATGCAGGCATTCCAACGTGGCGCTGGGCGCGCAATCAAGCCGCAAGGTGGTGGTAAGGGGGGAAGTGCGCCCAAGACGCCTGATTACATGGCTCTTGCAGACAAAGACGCAGCATCAAACATGGCGATGGCCAAGTATGCCACGCAAGCGAACCGCGTGAATCAGGTTACACCGTATGGAAGCCTGACATGGAATAACAATCGCTCGTTCGATCAGGCTGGCTATGACGCAGCGATGGCGGCATATAACCAAAGCCTGGCGAACCAAGGTTCAAGTGGCGGTCGATGGGTTGAAAATCCGGGGAGCTATGGCTACGCCGGGAATGATGGGCCGGCATCTAATCGCCAGTGGGTTCCTGATAGCTCGTCATCGGGTCGTAGCGGTTCACTTACTGCTCCGGATATCAATAATTTCTATTCTGGCGGCGACGACTGGACGCAAACCATATCGCTATCGCCTGAGATGCAGGCGATCTATGACCAGCAGATGAAGCTGTCGCAGGGCCTTTTTGGCTCTCAAGACGCGGCCCTGGGCCGCGTCCAGCAAACGATGGCAAATGGGTTTGATACCTCTAAATTGCCCGCCTGGGGAACAGCGCTAGACGCTAATTCGTTGCCTGGGATGGGTTCGGTATATGACCCTACGCAAGCGACCAATACGGCGACCGAAGCACTTTTGTCTCGGATCAACCCGGAGCTTGACCGTCAGTCCGAGTCGTTGCGCACGCAGTTGGCAAACCAAGGCATTGCGCAAGGTTCGGCGGCATGGAACAACGCTATGGGGTCGTTTGGGCAGCAGCGCAATGATGCTGTGACGCAAGCGGGCCTGCAAGGCATCACGTTGGGCATGCAGCAACAAGGCCAGACTTACGGGCAGCAGACTCAGAATCGGCAATTGGCGGCGGCGCTCCAGGCTCAGCAATTTGGGCAGCAAAACGCACTACGCGGTGGTTCCATGCAGGAGCAGGCCTATTTGCGCAGCCTTCCGCTCAATGAGCTTAACGCGCTGCGGTCTGGCTCTCAGCTTGAAATGCCGCAATTTCCTGGTTATGCACAACAAGCTACCACTGGCGGGACGGACTATACCGGTGCGGCTCAGAATACTTACCAATCGCAGATGGCAGCTAACAATGCCAGCGCAGCGGGCCAATCCAACATGATGAGCGGACTATTCGGCCTCGGCCAGATGGGTCTATCGGCCTACGGAATGGGCATGTTCTCTGATCGGCGCTTGAAAAAGAACATTCAGCATGTCGGCAAAGCGAATAACGGCCTTAACGTCTATGCCTATCAGTACATTTGGGGCGGACCGTCGATGCTTGGTTACATGGCCGATGAGGTTGAGAAGGTGGCCCCGGATGCCGTCGTCACAGTTGGCGGATTGAAGATGGTCAATTACGAGGCGGTGTGACATGGGCCTAGGCGGAATGTTCGGAAGCGGCGACCACTCGTCAGTACTGGGGAAGCTTGGCGGAAAGATTCAGAAATTCACGGATCCTATCGCCATGATTCCAGGTGTCGGCGATAAGTGGGTGGATCTGACCAGCAACAAGATCCCCACGGCTACTAATCGTGTCCTGTCCAAGGTAATGACGCCTTTTGACCGGATCGACGAGACGATTAACCCGGTTCGAAAGATTCCGATTGTTGACCAGATCGGGGATGCGGTACGGGATAAGCCGGGCGATGCAATCGGGCTGGCCATTGGTAGCTACTTTGCTGCTCCGGCGATTGCCGGTGCTATGGGTGGGGCTGGAGGCGGTGCTGCTGGGGGAGCGGGAAGCATTGGTGGTGGCGCTGGTGGCGGGTTGAGTGGATTGAGTGTTTCTCCGAGCTTCGTGTCTGGTGGCACGGCAATGGGAAACCTGGGTGGTGCTGGGGGTAGCTTGGGGTCTTTTATGGGCGGGGGTTCAGGCGCTGCGGCTGGTGGCGGGTTAAACGCGCTATCAGTATCTCCTTACTACCAATCTGGGGGAAGCTACACGGGCAATTTGTCCGGGATGAGTCCACAAGGTAGCAACTGGTTGGATATGGCGCAGCAGTTTATGGGCCGGCAAAGCAACCAGCAACAGCAACAGTCACAGCAGTCCAGGAAGAGTACCGGGATTGAAGAAGTGGTTGCGCGAAATCAGGCTAAACGTCAGGCCCAAGCAATGTCACTCTTGCAGTTCAATAATGCTGAGGCCCAGGCTGCGCAACAGAGAGACGGTTATAACCAGCGCCTAGCGGCACAGCTACGGGGTTATTAAATGGTACAGCGGAATACCGGTATGGGGCAGAACATGGGCTTCGGCTCGCCCATGATGGCGCCTGACATTGCGCAGAAGCAATACCAGCTTGCTCAGCGCCAGGCCTATGCTCAGGCGCTCATGCAGCAATCGCAAGAGCCGTTGCAGGGTCAGATGGTGGGCGGTCAATATATCGCACCGTCCTGGACTCAAGGGCTAGCCAAGGCGCTGGGAGCGTACCTAGGCGCTAAGTCGATGGCCGATATGCCGCAGCAGCAGATGGAATTGCAGCAACTCCAAAACCAGCGTTTGGCGGGTCAGTTCGGGCTGGGGCAGCCTTCTGCACCTCAGGATGTTCAGAGCATGCCTGTGGGGCAAGCGTCTAATCAGCCTACGATGCCGCTACTTCCTGGGCGTTCTGCGCAAGAATCGTTCACTATCGCCCAAGGGATGGGCCTTCCTGCTTATCTCAAGATGGTGGGCGAACAGGGCAACCAGCGACCGGTGGCGGTTGCGCCTGGCGGAACCCTTGTGGATCCGCGCACGAACCAGCCGGTATTCACGGCGGCGCAAAATGGCATTCAGACCACGTATGGTCCCGGAGGCGCTCAATCTCAAGCTGTGCCAGGCTATGGCGATGCCAATGCTGCCATCCAAGGCGCCGAAGCGGGGGCTATCGCAGCTGCCCGACATCCGTATGAGATCGCGCAGAATCGTGATTCCCAGACTACTGGTGCCATGTTGGATCTAGTGGATGTTCCTGATGGCCGAGGGGGCATGATCAGGATGCCGCGTGCGCAGGCGGCGCAGATGCTTGGTGGGCAGCCCCAGGCAGCCGCCCAAGGCACCGCTCAGGCTGCGCTCGGGACGACTGTCAGCCCTCGCGTACAGGAAGCGCGGCAAATGCTACCCAAGGTCGATAACCAAGTCTCTACGATGGTCAATACCATTGATCAGATCCTGAACCACAAAGGCCTTGATTACTCGGTTGGAGTGTGGGGTAAAGCCCCGACGGTGCCTGGCACTCCTCAGGCGGATGTACGAGCACTGCAAGACCAGATTCAGGGGCAGGCATTCTTGCAAGCGTT